CTAGGGTGTAGCCAATCACTGGCCGATCTTCGGGCATGGGTCAGCTCCTTAAATCTGTTTTGACCTGCTGTATCGGGCCAGGTCGTCGGCCTCAAAAGTGTCAATATCTTCCAACACAGCTTTGAGCTTGGCACCAGTGGTGCCCACATATTGTGTGCCATCCCGCCACCAAGCAAAACGTTCAACGCCCTCACGCAGGCCTTGATAGTAGGCTCGGGTCTGAGCCTGCTGTAGATACTGATCTTGTTCAGGTGTAAAAGTCATTGCTTGTCCTTGCTATGGAGCCAACGGCGAAATCTTGGCGATACTGTAGTGGCAACATTTACACCAACAACGACAACCACTATAATAGTAAAAATAGTTTCAATCATTGTTCAATTTCCTCTACAATTTGCTCTACAGGTTTGTCAGGGATGTTATCTGTGTCGCCGGGGTTGGCAATTACAAACCCCATGTCCAACATTTTTTGTTTTTCAGCATAGGTGCAGTGTGGGAGAAACACAAACAGTCGCAAAGTAAGATTATCTCCACTGCGGTAGATTCTATAACTCACACGTTCAACATTCAATACTTGAGCAAGATAGACTCCATCGAAACTTTCAGGCCAGTCTTGGTCTACACTGTCGCGGGTCTTTTCAAAATAAAAATCCGTCATCTTTTGGACCTTGGCTGCACTGGCCCAAAATAAGTTTTGCTCACACCATGCCGTCTTGCGGTCCAGCATTTCCTCAGTGATTTCACCGGTGTTCACAATTCAACTCCAAATCGTTCTAACACTGCTCTAGCACAATCACGGATCACAGCCGCCTCAATTTGACTGCGATAGTCTTGGTAAAAAAGCGGCACTTCTGACACTGCCTGATTACATGCCCTAATCAATGACTCCGCAAATTTTGCGTAGGCTGCTTCGCACTCTTCGGCACTCATGGCTCTGGGATACAGAGTGTGACCAAGGTCCACATACAGGCCTGCGTCGTGGGCCAGAGCTCGAATATTAGGGTTCATATCATACTCACCGCGAGAATTAAAAGACAAACCATCCCAAGACAAAATAAAAATTTAGTTTCGTTCATGATTCAACTTTCCAGCAGCTTCTTAATTTTGGCACTGCAATTCATAGCGCCACCCCATGCACCTTGGTGGAGCATGCGTCCCGCGTCAGTGACAAAATCACTCTTGGCCATGGCATCAGCATCAGCGGCAACCTGCTCGCATCTTTTAACACATTCCTGTATCAATGACTCAGCAAACTTTTCTACATTACACCAATCTTCAAGTTCTCGCCGATCTTGCTCGTCATAGCAGGCTCGATCAAGCAATTGTTGAATCAGTTCTTTGTTCATGGATGTGGCCCTCGCCCCATATAATAATCTGCCAGGCGTTCTTCATGTTCTTCCTGCATTTCAGGAATCATTTTTTTCAAGACCTTGAGAACTTTTATTAGTCGGCCTGGCTTGGTGCCAAAGGCAAAGATGATTGCACGGCGAATTTCTGCTTCTTGTTCACCGTTCATTTTTCTAATACCCATGTTAGTCGGTCAATGACCAGTTGTAAATTGTCTCTTGTTAGATACACTTCAATCTCACTGTCTGTTTCTTTGTGGTCCGATGTGTCTGACACAGTGAGCATGAATCCGGCACCATCAAATACTGGTCTGATTGTCAGGTCAACAAACCGATTATCTACGTCGTAGACGCACTGTGTAAATATTGCGCCATGGTCTATGTTCATTCTTCAACTCCGAAATAACGCCGCAACCGAACAGGATACTCACTTGCAGGAAAACGATGGTCAACAAAATCCTGTACAGTCTCGGCGCATTCATTGATCAGTAACTCGGCGAACTTTTGATGATATTCCTCAATACCAATGATAAGACCAATGCCCATGTTATAGAAACCAGCCTGTTCAGCCAGTACTTGAATTCGTTGGTTCATTTACCTTGTCCTTGTTCAACGATCCGCATGATATGTTCGACCCATTCTGGATTACGATCAATGATTTCATCAATTACTGTATCCAGTTCAGCAAGGCTGCGTTTATCCGGTGTGGGATTACGCAAACAGTCAATCATTTCATCCAAGGTGAGATTTTGTTTACTCATCTTCAACTCCGAAATGTTCTAGAAAATCCATCTCTGCCATACTCATTGCTTCGTCTACATTCCAACCATCGTCAATGGCTTGGTTCTTGCGTTTAGCTACAATGCTAGCACATTCACGAACAATCGATTCGGCGAACTTTTGGTGATACAGATCCATCCAGCCTTTTGGATCAATATCCGCATCGATGCTTTTGGCCTGTAGTCTAGCCTGTTCGTAAAGTTCTCGAATTCGTTCATTCATTCTTCAACTCCGAAATGTTTTTTAATCTGTCTGGCAATGCGATAAGCAGTATTGGTGCAACAGGCATTACCGTCAGTAATATCATCTTCACTAACTTGAGCACATTCCCGAACAATCAACCGGGCGAACTTTTTCTTATCAAAGTACATGAAGCCGTCGTGTTCTTCTGTAGTTGCCTGCTCGATAAGTTCTTTAATTCTTTTATTCATTCTTCAACCCCAATCTTTTTTGTCACCAAATTTTTCATTGTAGTTATAGCCTGCGGTGTAGGCAGTGATCTCCTCAGCAGTCATTTCTGCCAGAGTAACCATCTCCGATGAGTAGGTGTCACCCTGAAAGTAGTGCGGATGATAGCCACGATTGTAGTAACTGTCAGCGGCACCGCGATCAAAGGGACCGCCATGGCGTTGGTCGTAGAGATTGCCTTCAAACTCTTGAGGCTTGCTAGTATAGTCAATCAGCATCATTTGCTCCTTAAACACAAAGTTCTTTCACAGGGTAAACAATCTTACCTTCAAACTCCAGCTGGCATCGCTCATAGTCAGTAAGGTAGTCGTTGGCTACCACTTCCCAGCCGATCAAGTACTCGCGGAACATCTCGTTGTTGCACTCAATTTCGCCGCTGACCAGGTTGACGATATCACTGGCCCGGTTCACATCGATGTTCTTGACCACGTAGTCGACGCCACCTTTTGGCTTCCAGTAGGGCTGGTCAGCATCGCCGTAGTTCTCGTAGACTTGAGTGGTAATCAGCAGTTTGGACATGATGTTCTCCTTGTTGCGATGTCAGTATTATAGCAGCGGCTGAATTTTGGGTCAAGCCGCTGCCACGCGAACGTCAGTGTTCAGCTCAGGCTGATACTGACGAATCAGCTCACGCTCCAACCGGTGAGCAACATCTTTGCCACGCACAATTTCAACAATGGCATAGTTCACAGCGCCCTCGCCGGCTGCACGAATGGCTTCGTACAGACGCCAGCTCTTGTCTTCGCTGCGAGCGCGATAGATATGTTTGTTGATACGCGAGCGCAGGCTCATGTTCACAGTGCGCTGAGTCTTGGCCGTGATACCAATATAGGATTCAAAACCAATTTGAATCATGTACACAATGTGGTTGCGATCCGAACGCTTCTTTCTCATCATGCCATTATTATAGCATTTTGGGAAATTTAGGTCAACCAAAAAATTGTTATTGATTTCAGTAGATTTTGCTGTTGTTTTTACACAACATCTATAAGAAATAGTACTAAATTTCAGTACCGGTTACGACTCCGGTGCTAGACTATGGTGCTAGCCGTTCTAATCACCCGTCCCAACTTCAGTTTGTTGCCAACTCAATGGCCAGGGACCAAGGCTGGACGCCACCTTTACATCGTAGGACCGTTGCCGTTCCTAAATCCAATTTCGCCACCTTCGGCTTGAATCCGTTTGTAGACGTCGTCCAACAAGATAGGTGCAAAATCAGTCTGCTCCACACAAACACAGTGAAACCTTGGGTCGATGTCGGTGCCGTAGAGCACAGCACCAGTTCGGGCATCCACCCCACGAGCACGTTTTACACGACTGGCGTGCAAGTGACCGTGAATGTTCACACCAAAACGACCCAACGATGCTTCGTGTACCGGAATGTGGCTAAGAATCATACCGTTGAGCACATGGTATGCTCTAAGCTCACGAAAGTATGTGCGATATTCCTCGTCACGAAAAATGTCGTGATTGCCGCGGATCAACACTTTGTCACCGTTGAGTCGATGGAGCGTTCTCAAGGCTCGGCGGTTGATCACAACGTCGCCCAAGTGATACACTTTGTCCGTGGGACGCACTCGTTCGTTCCAACGACGAACCATTTCTTCGTCCATTTCGTCAGGGTCAGACCAAGGCCTGAGCTTGACTTCGGGATCGTCTGGGTGTGTAAAGCGACACACGCCGGCATGGCCAAAGTGTGTGTCACTGACCAAAAATGTTGCTGGCATAGTGCTCTCCTATGAAAATTTCTAATCCAGCAGTGTACTACAGAAAGAGATTTTGGTCAACCAGTGGTCAACTGCGTCTGCGTCGCGAACTGTCCACGGGCTCTTGAATTTTTTTCAAGTATTCACGCCCAACGCGGCCCTGTTCAATTTCTTTCAGCGCAGTGACCACTGAGCCGCGTCGGCTAGGTACCAGTGCTGTGCCGCCACGGCTGAGTTCTCTGGCTCTGGCGCTGGCAATCAGCACAAGGTCATAACGGTTGCCCACAGCGGTCACAGCACTTTCGCTGCTGATGCCTTCCATGCGATCTTGGTCAGTGTGACGAGTTTTGATTAGATGTTCCATTTGAATTCCTATTACGAGTGTGATCTAAATCTTGAAAAAGTCTGTGCTCTTGAGCAGTCAATCGATCCTTGTGAGTTTTGCGCGGATTACCGCACAGGTAACACTCAGGATTGCCGCAGTCCATGGCATGGTGTTTGACCAATCTATGCGGCTGTTTGATGTTGGCATCGTTGAAACTGTTGTGTGACTTGGCAATTTTGACTTGTTTGGCAATGGCATTTTCGTCCTGCTGTCGGCGACGACTCATTTTTGCTTTGTCTTGTGGTTTGTTCATGTTCATCTCCACTTCAAAATAAAACACAGATGGTCACGTTCATTGTCAAAATAAAAACAGTAACGACCTGGATGAATGTCTGAGCTTGGCCTGATCAACTGCCACCGCCAGTCGTAACACAATTCTGATCGGCACCAATCCAACACAGCATCTAACGCACCAAATGGTTTGTTAATTTCACAGGCAAAACTAAAACTTTCGCGATCACGGATTTGATAATCAGCAAAGGTTTCCACAACTTTACTTAGTGGGGCAGAAATCAGCCCCATTTCAAAACAAAAGCTGTGGCATGTGCTGGATTCACAAACTCAAATTCTGCTCGCTTGGGTTCGGTTTGTTCAAATCCTTCCCACGCACTGGGGCAATACCTCCACTCAAAATCCTGTCCTTGAACCAATCCTCGATCCAGTAGCCAATTTTTCAATTCAATCGCAGTCACAGCAGTGATGTTTCTCATTGTGACACACTTCACTGATCGACCTCAATCCAAGTGTAATCGCCCAGCCATTTGACCTGGCAGATATACTCATAGCCCTCAGGAATACCAGTACACCAGTCGTTGGGGCCAGTGTGTGCTAATCTTGTATATTTTTTCTTATGATCATACACCAACCAATATGTTTGTCCATGGTAAGTCTGAAAATCGTATTTGGCAGAGTGAACCATGTCAGTGATGTCCAGTCTACGTCGGATGCTTTGCGCCTGTTGCTGAAGCACAGCCACCAAGTCCATGATACGCTGATATTCTTGCTGCGCATGTAAGCGAGCCACATTGACCATGATGTCTTTTTGGCGTTCCACTGGAACAAGATCAAACTGCGGAGCTCCTGATTCTGTGGGATAAGGACTGACATTGCGGTTAAAAAATTCAACCACTGAGTTTCCAACAGTGGCGTCAAAACTGAGACGCCCTTTGGCACGATTGTTGTCGTCACTCATTGACCAACTCAATGTCATGTAAGGCAAAATACCATCGATCCTGATAATGCCCACGAAATTGCTTGGCATGCGCCCAGCCCGACAAAGTCACTGGCTGACGCAACACACTGGTTATCAGACTGTGAAAAGCATTGTCTTTTTTTACAGTGATCTGCCAGGCAGCTTGTGATTGATAACTCTGGGAACGCAACCAAAACTGTGTGTAGTCTCCAGTTTTGATGCTGCGCATGCCAGTGGCCACCAGGCTGAATTGATCTGTGATTCGTTGAGTCACTACAGGTCTG